GGGTATTTATAGAGATCAGTATGAACTGTGTCGCTAGGATCAAGCGGTGGTTCACACCTGACTTCACCCCTGGCGAGGGCGTGAAGTCTAGAGCTCAACTGGAAAGAGAGCTGGATCCCACCTGGGCGCTTCTCGTGTGCCAAGAACGAGCGCGTCGTGATGCTGACAGTATTGCTAATGAGTGGTACGAGGGCAGCATGGAGTGCAACCTCCTTATCCCTCGGCCCACAACCGAGGATGTATTTGGCCCCTCCATCGCCCCTGAGCCTGTGGCTCTAGTGGAGGAAACTACCCGTTCCCGCGCGCCGTGCGTGGATGTCCCTGCCGAGGAGTCCTGTAAGTCAGCGGAGATTGATCCTGTTGATCTCGCCAAGTTCGACTCCCTCCATCGTCGCCTGTTGGCTGAAGCCAACCCTTGCAGGGAAATGGTTCTGTGGGTGCCTCCTGGCCTACCAGCAGAGCGCGACGTCCTGCCCAGGGCACGTGGGGTGATAATGATCCCCGAAGTCCCTGCCTCTGCACATACCTTGTCCGTGAAGGTTATGGAGGCTGTGCGGTTGGCACAGGAAGTCTTGGCATCCCTTGCCAAGAGGGCCTTAGAGAAAAGGTCTACACCAACCCTTACCGCCCAGGCCCAGCCAGAGGCTACCCTGTCGGGGTGCGACTACCCGTATCAGGAGACTGGAGCAGCAGCCGCGTGGATAACGCCTGGCTGCATTGCCATGGAGCTCAGAGCCAAATTTGGCGTCTGCAAACGCACCCCCGCAAACTTAGAGATGGGGAGTCGCGTCGCCCGCGAGCTCCTGCGGGATAACTGTGTCACTTGCAGGGAGACCACGTGGTACACCAGTGCCATTGCTGTGGACCTGTGGTTGACCCCGACCGTCGTCGACCTGGCCTGTGGTCGGCGCGCGGCGGATTTTTGGTAGGGGCTGTGCTGCCTCGGCTGGGGGAAGACACTAGTGTGCGGTTTGACAACCTGCACCCCAGCATCGAGGTAATCAAGGCGGCTAGGCCCCGCCCAACCCAGAGGATGTCGTACCAAATCGACGTTGTGCGTCCTCTTGGAGATTTTGGTGTGCACAACAACTCCCTTGTCAACCTAGCCAGGGGAATTAATGAAAGGGTGTTCTACACGGACAATGCTAGGACAGAACCCCTTAAGCCTAAGGTTCCCTTCCCCTCATCACGGGAGCTGAAAACCTTCAGAGTCACCCCTTGGACCATGGATAGGGTTGTGGAGAGCTACACTGGGTCCCAGCGCACTCGCTATGCTAATGCGCGGGACAGCATATTATCCAACCCACTGAGTCCTAAAGATGCGCGGGTCAAGATGTTTGTCAAAGCTGAAAAGATAAATTTCACAGCCAAACCTGACCCCGCCCCTCGTGTGATACAGCCTAGGGATCCACGATCCAACATTGTCCTGGCTAAATACATCAAGCCTTTGGAGCCAATGTTGTACAAAGCACTGGGGAAACTTTACAAGTACCCCGCAGTTGCTAAGGGGTTTAACGCGGTTGAGACGGGGGAGATCATCGCCGGCAAGTGGCGGTGCTTCAAAGATCCTGTCGTCGTGGGATTAGACGCTTCCCGATTTGATCAGCATGTATCTGTCGAGGCGTTGCAGTTCACCCACGCGGTGTACAGAGGGTTCATCAAGTCACGGGAGTTTAACAACCTCCTACAGATGATGTACACCAACCGTGGCCTAGGGTCCGCTAAGGACGGATTCGTCCGTTACAAGGTTAAAGGTAGACGCATGAGCGGTGACATGGACACCTCCTTGGGCAACTGTGTGCTCATGGTGTTGCTCACCAGGAACCTTTGCAAGGTTCTAGGCATCCCGCACGAGCTCTTCAACAATGGTGATGATTGCATCGTCTTTTTCGATCGTTGCCACTTGGAGAAGTTCAACAATGCTGTCAAGACTTATTTTGCGGACCTAGGGTTTAAGATGAAGGTGGAACCGCCGGTTGACGTGTTGGAGAAAATAGAGTTCTGCCAAACGCAGCCTATCTATGACGGGGAGAAGTGGCGCACCGTGCGTTGCATCTCGAGTATCGGAAAAGATTGCTCATCCGTTATTAGTTGGGACCAATTGGAGGGGTGGTGGAATGCCATCGCCCAGAGTGGTCTGGCTGTGTGTGGCGGAATGCCGATATACACGTCGTTCTACCGGTGGCTAGCACGGGCCGGTAAGAGTGGGACCAAGTGTCAGTCACACCCCTTGTGGAAAAACGAGGGGTTGAATTGGTACAGGATGGGGATGGACCTTTCTCATGAGGTTAATGTTACCCCTCAGGCGCGCCTGTCTTTCTTCGCGGGTTTTGGTATTTCCCCCCCGATGCAGGTCGCCATTGAGGCGCTGTATGACAAGCTGCCTCCACCGTCCCCCCACCATGGTCCTCCGGTTAAGGCTGTAACACAGCGAGTGTTCACCAATTATTTCACGCCGGAAAGCGCCTGTGTTAGCATGAGCACGAATGAAGACAACAAATCTGACTTTGCTGTTTACGGCCCTGTGCCTACAGTGATGTCTCTTTGTGCTCAGTGTTAGGCTCTTAAATTTTAGCGATGGCGTGACACGGTTACACCCTGAATTGACAGGGTACAGATCAAGGGAAGCCGGGGAGTCACCAACCCACCCTGAATCGACAGGGCAAAAAGGGAAGCCGGGCACCGCCCACGTGGAATCGACCACGTCACCTTTTCGCGTCGACTATGCCGTCAACACCCTTTCGGCCCGCCAGCCTAGGACAATGGCGGTAGGGAAATATATGACGATAATCATTAATGTCAATAACGACGAGCGCAAGCAACCAGAAGGAGCTACTGGCAGCTCTGTACGGCGAGGTGACAATAAAAGAACTCGAGGAAACAAACCTCGGAGTCATCACCCCGGTTCGCGCGAACGAAAAGGTTACAATCACCCCTCTCCTACCCCCAAAAACTCAAAGCAGGGTCAGCTCCGTACTGAAGCGGTTCAGGAGCACCCGAAACACGGGGGGACTGCTTTCCGTAGAGAAAGTGGTGGTAGTGTTCACCCCTCACATCCCCGACGACGTGCTAGGAGAGGTGGAGATATGGCTCCACGACAGCATCCTCCCCCACCTCGGGAGCGTCGGACCAAGACTGAAACTCAAGCTGAGCGAAGGGCCCAAGCTCTTAGCGTTCTACCCACCCTACTCGATTGCATTGGGGGACTCGATCTCGGGCCAGCCGAGGTCCTTCTCCATTGTCACCGAGCTGTTCGAAGGCAACTTCGCACCGGGGTGCAGCCCATTCAGCCTGTTCCTCATGTGGAGTCCACGCATCGAAGCAGTGACCCACAACTACTTGAGTCGTCCACCACGTGCTCTGCCAATTTGCAGAACGATGGTGCGGGACGCGTTATCGGAGGTGGCATCCCAACAGCAATACCTGAAGGGAGCGATGTCGAACAGGTATGCCATGCCTCTCACTACGGGTGATGGCCAGCATAGAGCCATGAAGGGGGCTCCCAGTGCCCTTCCACCAACGGGGGTGTGTACCCAGGCTTCTAAGTGAGGCTTCGCTTCCCGCCGGAAGACCGCGGCGGTTCTGTTCCTCCCACAGGAGTACGGCAACAACCCACCTTGGGAAAGTGGGGATCCCAGCACTAACTCCTTTAACTAGGCGGGCGTGTTGGTTACAGTACGAGGGGACAGTACGCATTGAAACTGAGCCCCACCACAACTCTCATCCACAGGGTGGTTGGGACGCAGGTGTCGGAGGGATCGCCAGCCCTCAGGATAGTGAGCTCCCGCAGAGGGATAAGCTGTCTCCCTGCGACGTAGTAGTAGAACACGTGGGATAGGGGATGACCTTGTCGACCGTTTGTCGGTCCCCTGCTCCTTAGAGCTGGCAAGGCGCCCATTGGTTCTACATTTCTACCAAAGTTGGTGGTGGATGTCTCGCCCAAAAAGATCATAAACGCGCGGGATAAGGCCCTCTCCACCTTCGCCGGGTAAGGCTAGAGTCAGCGCTGCATGACTATAACTTGCGGCCGATCCAGTTGCACGACTGGTGGTCCCCCCCAGTGTCTCGGTAGTCTGCCGAGTGGGCGGTGGTCGGATTCCACCACACCCTGCCACGAGGTGCGTGGAGACTTGGCCAGTCTAGGCTCGTCGTAATTAGTAGCAGCGACGTTAATCAACCCGTCCGGGCATACAATAGGACCGGTTGTGCTTCTTCCTCTCCTTCTTAGCCAGGTGGTTACCTCCCTGGCGCCC